ATTGCCGACCAGTTGGCTGGCAGCCTTGCCGGCGAGCAGGGTTGGGTCGATGTTGACGGCGACGGAATCAACGACCTCGAAGAGGAGCCAAAGGCGTAATCGTGGCGAAAGCCGCTAGTGATCGCCCCGATGTCTCGGTAGCCTGGGTAGAAATTGACCAGGTTACCAATCATCCCGATAACCCCCGGGATGGAGACGTCGGGGCGATTATTACTTCCATTAGCCAGAACGGTTGGTATGGCGTACTTATTGCACAGAAATCAACGAACTTTGTGCTGGTGGGCAATCACCGACTCATGGCTGTCCGCCAACTTGGCTGGAAGCAGGTCCCCGTCATTTTCCTGGATGTCGACGACCGCCGAGCGCGCAACATTATGCTTGCCGACAACAGGGTGTCCGATAAGGCTGACTACAACGAGGACTCCCTTGCTGCGCTTTTATCAGCAGCAGCGGCGGATGGGGACCTCCTGGCAACGGGCTACGACCAAGAAGAAGTGGACGCGCTCATCGCCTCATCAATGGATACTGGCCCGCTAGACTCAGAGAAGATAGATAAGAAGTGCCCGCACTGCGGAAAGTCGCTCAGTGGATCGGCTCGGAGTCGTCCTCGATAATCGGGGCTAGGGCAGAGGCATCGGGCGGGGTAAAGCCAGCAGGAACGTCTACCCAGCGAATGCGCATCTCTCCGCTCTCGTCATCGTCAGTCATTGTGCTGATGATGAACCGAGCAGCAGCCTCAAGGGCTCGCTCAGGGGAGGTTGCAGTGTCCTGGATGACGCCACCATAAAGCACGTGCCACTTGGCGTGTGCGGAACTGCCCGTGTATCGGATAACAATCTCCGTAGGGTGCTTCATGTCCTCAGAGTAAATCACTATCATCCTCATCTTCAATGTCGTCGCCCTCTACAAGCGGCAACGGCGAGACGGGCCTGAGCGGGCAGGTTGCGTCCCAGCACTTTGGGTTCTTGTCGTTGTTCGCGCAAGAGCGGCACATTGCGTCCACGGAATTTCGGTACAGGGCAATCACCCTGGTTGAGGTGGCGTCTTTTACGGGCGCCTCTAAGACCCTTTTGAGCGTCAGGATGTCATTGTCCATGACAATAACCCGCTCGTAGTAAACATCGCGCAGCCGATTAAAGGTCATCTCAACGCCGAGGCTTGCAGCAACCTTCGCAAAGGTATTAAAGGTCATCCCATATTTTACTAGGACCTTCGCTAAGACCTCGTTGAATTCCCTGTACGGTGCGGGGTTCTTCGCCTTGTGGGCGCTGACAACGTCCCGGATCACCTACTTGGTCTTCTTTTCGCCGCTTCCCTTTGAGGCCTCAGTGGCATCGTTTGTCGACTCGGCCTGAAGGCGGGCGACAATCTGCGTCAACTTATCAATCTCTAGGCGGAGCGCATCAATCTCCATGGTCTGTGCGCCAATCTTCTTAAAAAGGTCTTCAACCGTCATCCTGCATACCTCGTTGCTGAGGTGAAGTAAAAGCCGACTCCACCCACATCTGCGGCATAGACCAGCGCGTCGACCATGTCGTCGTGCTCGCTATTGGGGAATCCTAGCATCTCAGACTCCAGCGCGCTGATACCCGGTCCTCCCCGAAGATGGAATACTTTTCCAGCCTCATAACGGGCGGCTAGGGCGCGAGCGCGGACCACTTTGTCGCGGTCCGGGCGGATAGGCCGAGCCGGGAGGCGAGTCTCGGATAGCATTTCGCGCACAAACGTGCTCTGGTGCTGGACGGCTTCAATGTTGACCGCCTCAAAGTTGCGCGGGCTGTCCATGTCAACGTCTTGCTGTCCACGAAGTCCGACGTAGCGGGCTGGCCACAACATGCGCGGACCGTTTGAGCCGTCCACAATAGAGCCAGTCTTATCCAGCCCCGTAAGCCACTGCTGGTGCCCCTGCACAAGGCGCTCACGATAGGCACCGACCACATACAGGTTCTTGTCGGCGTCCTCAACAATCTCCACTGCCGACGTGTAGTCGGACCGCTCACTTGCCGACGAGGCAAGGTCGACCCCAATGCGGCGAGCACCTGCAGGCACGCGATCTACATATTGAAGGAAGTCGTACCGGAAAATGTTTCCACCCATCTGGGTCACGTCATTCTGATACTGGAGCGAGAAGATGGGTCCGCCAAGTTCTTCTTTCTTCTGAAGCAGTGCCTCTTCGGTGTACATCTCCGGCCAGAGCGGTCCGGAGTCTTCGAGGGAGCGCCGCTGGTAAGTCGGAACGCCTTTCCTAGTTAGTTCGGCGTAGAAGTCATCTTCGTGCCAGCGCGTGCCGATGTACCAGCGCTTGGAGCCAGGGACAAGCATCGGGTCGACCACTTGCCAGTACGTCTCGCTGGACTTCTGGCGCTGTAGGGGTGTGGCGTTTTCCTTGATACCAACCATGTCGTCTGCAAGGAGGACGTCAAGACGAGCACCGGGCTTAATTGAGCCCACGCCGTCTGCAAAGCAGGTTGCGTCTTTACCAAGGTTGGTACCCTTGATGGTCCACACTTCGTCCGTCCACTTTGTGCCGATGACCCCATCTCGTGCCCACTCAAAGATTTCCGCAAATCGTGGATGCTCGACTAGTGAGCGAACCGCACGAGATCGGGCAAGGGCGTCGGAAAGCACTGCGGTTAAGATGCCTACACGAATCTGCCCCTTGTGGACGCCAATAAGCCGAGCGGCTCGATGCAAAAGTTGCGTTGTCTTAGCATGGCCTCGCGGCATGAGCACAAGCGCGCGGGGGTTATCGTTGAGGAACTGCTCCATCTCACGAAGGTGCTTGGGGAAGACAAGGTTGCCGATGTACTCGGCAAACGCTGCGTCAGACGTCTGTGCCTTCCGCCTCAACCACTCGCGGTACTCCTGGTTGTCCATCCGGCTCCTCCTCTCCAGTCTTATTGGACTCGATGTCCTCTGCCCATGCGCGGAGCCGTGCGGCTACTTGCGCTGGTGGAAGGTGATCAATTTCGTGCTCAGTCTGCACAACTTGAATAGCACCGCCGCCCGGGCCGCTGATCTCCGCCTTCTCCGGGGCGTACGCGCCCGTCAACTTGGCAATTCGGTCGACAACTTCTAGTTGTAGTTTGAGCGCCGCTACCGCTGCGCTCGTGCCGCGCGCCTTAGCAGCCTCAATAGCAGCCTGTTGAGAGATGGAGTTTGCCTTGGCAATTAACTCTAGGCGGGTGCCGCTGACATCAACGCCCTGGTCTTTCCACTCTTGCCGGATGACAGTCAAGTGTCGGCGGACGGTGTCCTCAGCCAGTTCTACTTGCTTGGCGATGGCGCTAGGGTGCAGCCCCGCCAGCAGGAGGGAGCGGATTCTGTCCCTAACTGCCTGTACTTGCCCTTGCGGAAGTCTGCCGGGTCGTCCCATTGATTCTCCTAAATGACGTTGTCGTGGGGTTATTATACATCACGCAGTCACGCTCGATGTTGTGTGATCTTGTTTTTTGTGTAGAATGCCATACATGGCCATCATTGAGTACGACATCTCCACCGAGCAAGGGAGCAGCCTTTCTCGCGTCGTGACATATAGCGACGCGAGCGGCAATCCCGTAAACCTGACGGGCTACACGGCCCGGATGCAGGTTCGCCCTCGTGCGTCGTCTGGGTATGCATACCTCACCTTGACCAGCCCAACGGGCGGGCTAACGCTCGGCGGGACAACCGGAACCATCACCATTTTGGTAGACGGTTCGGTTACGTCGGCAATTCCTGCTGGCGATTACGTGTACGACCTTGAAGTTGTTAGTGGTCAGTATGTAGATAAGGTCATGGGCGGAGACTTTGCCCTAAGCGCCGAGGTAACCCGATGAGCCCACTATCAATTACCGATGAGGGCGGAACAATCTCTATTGTTCGCTCCACAAATACGGCACAAGTTCGACCATTCAATACTGCGGCAGCAGCCGCGCCGGCAGTTGTCAACGTTGGAACATCGTTTCAGTACTTCGTTTTTAATCAGAACAGCCCGTCAGCAACATGGACTATCACGCACAATCTGGGCCGGCGACCAAGTGTTACGGTGGTGGATTCTGCAGGTAGCGTTGTCATTGGCGAAGTCACATACACAAGCGATAATGCCCTAACAATCCAGTTTTCTGCTGGGTTTAGCGGCCAAGCATATTTGAATTAGGAGACCATCATGGCAGTAAAGTTTCTTGCTAATGTAGACCTTCAGAAAAATGAGTTGCTCAATACGGCTATTCAGAACTTGGCCACCGCTCCGGAGAGCCCAGTTTCCGGGCAGATTTACTTTGATACCGCTCTTGACTCTCTTCGAGTCTGGGATGGCGCGGCGTGGGATACGCTTGGGACAGGGAGTGGCACAGTTACTGCCGTCACTGGCACTGGCGCAATTTCCTCAACCGGCGGCACAACCCCAGAAATCAGCATTGCCGACGCCTCGACGACTGTTAAGGGCGCCGTACAACTAGAGGATTCATATACCAGCACCTCGACCAGCAAGGCCGCAACGCCTGCTGCGGTCAAGGCTGCCTACGATCTTGCCAACGGTAAGGCAAGCACTGCCAACAAACTAGGCGACTTCGCCGCAACGACCTCCGCCGAACTTGCTGGTGTCATTTCTGACGAGACTGGCACTGGCGCTTTGGTCTTTGCCAACACCCCAACCCTTGTTACGCCAAACATTGGCGCAGCGACCGGTACGAGCCTTGTACTTTCTGGAGACCTCACGGTCAACGGAACGACCACAACGATTAACTCAACAGAAATTACTATCGACGACAAGAACCTTGTTCTTGGTTCAGTTACGACTCCAACTGATACAACCGCTGATGGCGGCGGTATTACCCTCAAGGGCGCGACGGACAAGACCCTCAACTGGGTAGATGCGACTGACGCATGGACCTCGTCTGAGCACTTGAACCTCCTGACTGGAAAGAAGTTCTACATTGCAGGAACAGAAGTCCTGAGCGGGACCACGCTTGGCTCAGGCGTCACCGGCTCCAGCCTCACCTCGGTTGGCACCATTGCCACCGGCGTGTGGAACGGCACGGCAATTGCCATTGCAAACGGTGGTACCGGCGCTACGGACGCCGGCGCTGCGCGCACGGCCCTCGGCCTTGCAATCGGCACGGACGTCCAGGCATATAACAGCACACTTGCTGCCGTTGCTGGTGGGACGTATTCCGGAGACGATAGCATTACAACGGTTGGAACAATCTCCGCAGGTACGTGGAACGGCACCGACATTGCAGTTGCAGATGGCGGTACCGGAGCAAGCGACGCGGGTGCAGCCCGAACAAACCTTGGCTTGGCCATTGGCACGGATGTCCAGGCATACAACTCAACTTTGGCCGCAGTGGCTGGCGGAACGTACAGCGGTGATGACAGCATCACGACCGTTGGCACGATCTCTGCTGGTACGTGGAACGGCACGGCAATTGGCGCCACCTACGGTGGTGCGCTTCGCTACAATACGAGCGCAACCTGGACTACGGGTGAGTCTAAGACCATCACCCACAGCCTCGGCACCAAGGCCG